ATGAGTAAACATATTAATATTATAGGTGATTTTTTAATGGAAGAAAACAACTATGAGTTGTTTTATGAGTTAACCGATGACGATGAAGATAAAATAAAACTGCTTAGAGAATATTCTATAAAACTAGCAGAGTATGTGGAGGATAATCTTTAATGGCACAATCAGAAAGAATCTTGTGGATTGAAACAACTGTTAAGCTTAAAGAGTTAAAAGATTACGACATTAACCCGCGTAGAATAAATACAGCAGACTTTAAAAGGTTAGTTAATGACATAAAACAAGACGGTTATCATCGACGTATTTTAGTGTCTTATGATAACGTTATCATAGGCGGTCATTCACGTAAAAAAGCCCTTCTTGCCGCAGGTTTTAGAGAACATGATGATATTCATATTTTAAAGCCAAATAGACTGTTATCTGAAGAAGAACTCAAACGTTTAAATATTAGAGATAATCTAGGTTTTGGTGATTGGGATATGGATATGTTAGCTAATAACTTTGATATGGACGATCTCAAAGAATGGGGAATGCCTGACACAATGTTTGATCCTGTAAGTCCTGAAATAGAAATAATATTTGAAGGCGAAGATGAAATTGTTGAAGTTGATATTAATAATCAACCGATAACAAAACAAGGAGATATATGGTTACTAGGTGATCATAGATTGATGTGTGGTGATAGTACGGTTGCTACTACTGTTGCAAGTTTAATGGATGGTATTAGTCCGATACTTATGGTTACAGATCCGCCTTATGGAGTTCAATATGATATTGCTTGGAGAAAAAAATTATTAAATAAAGATAGTAAAGCTGACGGTAAAGTACTTAATGACGATCGTATTGATTGGTCGGAGGCATATTCTTTATTCAGCGGAGATGTAGCGTATATATGGCATGCAGCTCTATATAGTCACTTAATAGTCTCACATTTAGAAACATGTGGCTATAAACTTATAAATCAAATTATATGGGCTAAACAACATTTTACAATGAGCAGAGGTAATTATCATTGGAAGCATGAGCCTTGTTTATACGTGGTCAAGAAAGGCAAGATGCATAATTGGCAAGGAGCACGAGATCAATCAACTGTCTGGGAAATTAAAAATAATAATGGTAATTACAGCGACAGAGAAGAAACTACGTGTCATTCAACTCAAAAACCTATTGAATGCATGCTAAGGCCTGTGTTGAATAATACTAAAGAAGAAGATTATGTTTATGACCCATTTGGTGGTTCAGGCACTACTCTTATCGCATGTGAAAAATCAAATCGCAAATGCTTAATGATAGAATTATCACCGCTTTATTGTGATGTAATTGTTAAGCGTTGGGAGAAGATGACCGGTAAAAAAGCAATATTAAGTAGCGAAACTAATTGTGAGTATGAAAACCAAAAAACCCCATAAAACCAATAAACCGTATAAAGATACAGACAAGTTTCTAGAAATATATAAAGCTCATGCAGGTCATATTCAGAAGTCATGTAATGTATACGGCATAAACAATAGTACTTATTATGATTGGTGCAAAAAGTATCCTGAGTTTAAACAAGCTACTTTAGATGTAAAAGAGGAACTTAGAGGCTTTTGGGATGATTGTGCTTTAAAAGAAATGGCTAAAGGCAATTCCGCTATACTACAACTAACTCATAAATCTTTAAAAGGAACTAATAAATTTCCGATCACTAATGCTTTAAATTATGACTTTGGAGGCATTAAAACAATTGAGGACATAAAGACAACTCGTTTACGCTTATTAGAGGATCTGGGTAATGGAGTGGTAAGTATGGAAGGTGCTAAATTTGCAACTGAAATGTTAGATAGTGTTGCTAATGATTTTCTTGCTTCTGATGGCTTTTCTAAATTAATGGAAATGGCAGAGAAAGTTAAGAAGTTAAAAAATGAATAGATTAAGTTTTCACAAGAAAGTCTTAACATTAGAGCAGAAATTTGCCATTCTTGGTAGTACAAACTACGTGTCTGACTATGCATTGCAACAACAAGCAAAATACAAAGCCAATTTTTATTTGTTTATTAAGGATGCTTGGACAGCCTTAGAGGGATTAAATGTCGCCTTTTATGATAACTGGCATATTCAAGCTATTGCAGAGCATTTAGAGGCATGTAATAGAGGTGATATTAACTTCTTGATAGTTAACATGCCTCCTCGTTGTATGAAGTCCTCTATCATCTCTATAATGTATCCTGCTTGGGTATGGGGGAGTGGTGATGCATGGAAGAAGTTCTTATGTGGTACTTACGCTGCTAAGCTTTCTAACGAGCATTCGCTTAAATGTAGAGATCTGATTAATAGTCAGTGGTATCAAGAAATATTTGGAAATGTATTTAAACTTAGAGATGACAATAATGCCATCCAGAAATTCTCCAATAATAAAAAAGGATATCGTATTGCTTGTTCTGTTGGAGGCGGTGTAGGTATGGGTGGAGATCAGATAATACTGGATGATCCGAATTCCATTGAAGATATGGACTCTGAGGCTAGAAGAACAGCGGTAAACAATTGGTATGATCGTACCATGAGTGATCGTCTTAATGACAAGCAAACAGGTTGTAAGATTATATTACAACATAGACCTCACATGGAAGATTTAACCGGTCATATTTTAGAAAACCAGAAGAACATCGTACATTTAAGATTACCTATGGAATTTGAGAAAGCTCATCGTTGTTCAACTATTATATTGCCTTCAACTAATAATAAAAAATGGTCTGATCCAAGACATAATGAAGGCGATTTATTATGGCCTGATAAACATCCTAAGCATTATATTGAACAAGAAAAGAAAATTAAAGGGGCATTTGCATATGCTTCATTATATCAACAAAGACCGTCACCAATGCAAGGCGGTATCTTTACTAAAGATGATTTCATGATTTGGGATGAGGAGCATGCTCCTGATTTTGAACGTATTATACAATCATGGGACACTGCTTTGGTTGGTAAGAAAGCTGATGAAAGTTCAGACCCTTGTATGTCAGTATGTACTACTTGGGGAGTGTTTAAAAACTTCTATGGTCTTACCTGCATTATGTTATTAGAGCTTTATGCCGGTCATATAGAATTTCACGTAATGAGAGAGATGGCTCAAAGAATGGCTCATAATTATAAAGATACTGATTATGATAATCCCATAAGTGGTAAGCGACCTGTGGATTATGTATTGATTGAGACTAAGACTCTAGGTGATCCGTTAATGAATGAATTATATATGGCAGGCATTCCTACCAGAGGGTTTAATCCTCAAGGGCATGGTGGTAAAGTTGCAAGAGCTAGGTCAACTTTGCCTGAAATAGCTAGTGGAAGAGTTTATGTGCGAGAATCCTTTAAAAGTAAAAAATTATTTAAACATGCTAAAGAATTATTAGAGGCAGCCATAAATTTCCCATCTCATTCAAGTAATGATATTATTGATACCATGAGTCAAGTTCTTATAACTCTCAAACGTGAAAAAATATTAATTCATGAAGATATTTATGAAGAACCAGAGAATGAACCCGATTTTAACATTTTCAACTATCAATAGGCTTTAGTATGAACCTACAAAATGTGTTTAACAAGATTCACCAAGAGAAATTAGTTAATAATATAGAGCAAAAAAATAAATCTTTAACACGAGAGTTAAACGGTGAAGAACGCGATATAACCGATGATTTATTTAATGCTAATCTTGAAATGAATCAAGGGGAAGAGCAAGAAGATGAGCTTGATAATGAAATACAACAAGGCAAAAAAGTAGTTGATGAAGATAATGAGGACATTAAAACTAATTTAATCTATGAATTAAAGAATATAGCCGACTTAATTCCTGAACACACAAGACAATCTATTGCTAAAGATGTAATGGATAATCTTAATAATGATAAAAAATCTCGTGAACAATGGTTAGATAATATTAGAGAAGGTAAAGAACAATTTAATATACGCACTAAAGATGATCCAAGAAGCTCTGATAACCAAACAACAGATGGACGTAAACAAATGTCATCTGATAAATCTTATGCTTTAAACAACGCTATAATTAAAGCTACTTCAACTTTGTCATCTATCTTTTTAGGTGAAGAGATTGTTAATTTTTCAATCACAGAAGGAACAAGTGAATTAAAAAATAAAGCTATTAAGCTTAAGAATTTTATTAATCAATATTTTAATTTAGCTATTCCTAATTACAAAGAAGATAAAAGAAATTCTTTGTAATTAGGAATAGCTAAATTAAAATATTGATTAATAAAATTCTTAAGCTTAATAGCTTAAGAATTTTATTAATCAATATTTTAATTTAGCTATTCCTAATTACAAAGAAGATAAAAGAAATTCTTTTTATGATTTAGCTTTAGAAGGGAATGTTTATCAAAAAATCTATTATGATTCGGTAGAGAAAAAACTTGTTAATTATTATCTGCCTGCATTAGATATAGAAGTTAATCCTTATTCACGTAGTGCTGATGATGCTACTCGTATATCTCAACGTGTTCATATGAGTAAATTTGAGTTAGATGCTAAAATTGCTAATAAAGATTTTCTTGAATATAACTATCGTCCTATTGGATCTGGCTATGGTGAAGATGATGATGAGTACGATGATGATATGGTTGATACTAGTGAAGATAGAGATGATAATGTTTATGAATTTTATCAAGTTAGAGTTAGATATAAATTAAATGATTTTGGAGATTTGGGGGATTATAAGCCACCAGTTGAAAGAGATTTGCCATATTTAATTGACATTGATATCTCTTCAGGAAGAATTGCAGCTATTCATGAGTTCTGGGAGTCTAATGATCCTAATTTTAAAACCATTCAAAATTTTGTAAAGAATTCATATTTTCCTAATTCTGAAAGTTGGAATTGGGGACTATTACACTTGGCTGCTCCTTTAGTTAAATCAGCTACTAATAAAATCAGAATGATTGCTAATGCCGGTGCTTATTCGAGTCATCCGACAGTATTAGTTAATAAAGCTATTAAAAACACCAATACCACACAAGTGTTATTCCCAGGTAGTATGATACCGATTGATACAGGTGGGAATTTTAAACTATCCGAGCAAATTAGTCCGCTGCCCTTTCCACAAGCATCTCCTTCGTTATCTGAATTGATGCAATATTATGAACAAGGCGTAGATCAAATTACCCTGAGTTTAAATAATATAGGTGATATCGGTGCTAATACCCCTGCAAGTTCTATTATGATGATGATAGATGAAGCTTCTAAAATACCTAATTTTATTATTCGTGGTATTTATGACGCTTTAACTCGTGAATATAGAATATTTTTAACTCAACTTAAGAAATATGCTCATTTAATTGATCCTCAATATATGAGTTTTGAGTTTAGAGAGTTAATTAATGAGTTTGATTTTAATGACCCTAATGTAATTATTACTCCGACGGCTAATAGTAAAGTTTCATCTCAATATATTGATATGATTAAGTATGAAAACTTACTTAATTTAGCAGATAAATATACTCAAATTAATGTAGATTATATATTACGTAATTATGTAACTAATTTAGATTTTAATCCTGATGAGATTTTAAAACCTGAAGCCCAAATACAACCGATGACTCCTTTGATGGAGAATGCTTCTTTAATGGCAGGACAGCCGGTAAAAGCATTTAAAGAGCAAGATCAAGAAGCTTATATATTAGCATTACAAACATTCATAGATTCATTAAATGCAATGCAAGATTTAGCGCCTGAGACTAAGCAACCTATATTAAATAATGCTATGATGTTAATGGCACAAAGAAAATTCTTTGATGCTTTAAATAAACTTGAAGCTCAAATTAAAGAAAGTCTTGCACAAGAAGGTGCGTCAGAAGAGGAAATTGCAGAGTTTAAATTACCTGAAGACGTGGCTGAGCTTGATTCTTCAATCCTTAATCAGATTGCTCTTATGGAGGCACAAACTATTGCTCAAGATCAACAGCAACAACAACAAATTGCCCAGCAAACACCGCCCCCACTTGATCCTAATCAAGTTATGCAAAATCAAGTTGAAGTGGAGGCTCAAAAAGTTCAGGTTGATGCTCATGCGATTGAACAACGTGCGCAGACTGATAATATTAAAGCTCAAACTGAACTTCAAAAAGCGCAAATTGTTCAACAAACTACGCTTCAAAAAGCAATGATAGATCGTGAGAAAGAAATAGAGAAAGCAAATATTGCAGCAAAGATTAAATTGACTGAGATATCAAGTAAATTACAGCAGATTTAAAGTTGGGTCGTTTATAAGCGATTTCTAATTTACTATGTATCACTTTTACATATTTTTGCAAATTATATTAAATAATACTACACTTATGTAGTTAAGTTATTAACATTAAATTGAGGAGACAACAATGTATTTAGAACACATAAAAAGTAAACTAGGTTCAACCAATGCTAAAGTTCCTACTGGCAAGAGTGAATCAGTAACAAGATTAAAACGTAAAAAAGGTGGATGTATAAAAAGAACAAAGCATGCTATGGGTGGCATGGGTGGCATGGATGGTATTACTCCTTTTCATAGTGTGATGACTCCAGCTCCTTCTGCTGGTAAATTTGGCGGTCATAAAAAAGGTAAAAGAGTTAAACGTGAGCCTCATTTTATTGGAGCTATGTTAGGCGCTGCCTCAGCAATACCTGCTATTATAGATTTAGTTAATAGATTTAAAAAGAAATAATTAAATAGGATTATAAAATGCAAAATGTTAGAAAATCACATATTAAAAAAGCAATGCGAGAGCATCATATGATAGGACAAATGCTTTGCGGTAAAACTCTTGATACTCAAAATATTGATAAAAAAACTCATAAAAAAGCAACGAGAGAGCATCATTTTTTAGGAAGTTTAATCGGTATGCTTGCTAAAGGTGCAGGTATGGCTGCTCCTTATTTAGCAAAAGGTCTTAGTTTAGGTACTAAAGCTGCTAGTTTAGGCGCAAAAGGTCTTGGTGCTGTTGGCGGTACTCTTGCTAGAAATGCCGGAAATATAGGACATGCAGTTAATGCTGCCGGTACTGCAGCTCAAGCAGGTATGGCGTTTAATCAAATGCGTCAAGCAAATAAATCATCTGCAGCTCAAGAAAGAATGATGAATGCACAAGCTCAAGGAGCTGAAGATCAAAACGCTTATGCTAAAAGGCAAATGGAAGCGGCACAAGGTCAAAAAAGAGGTGGTCGTACTAAATCTTATAGAAAGCATTAATAAATTTATAAAATATTACATTAATATTAAAAAAAACGTTGTATAAAAATTTTTTTCTATTACACTATTATTAATTAGTAATTGGCAACAATATAATAATAATTATGGATTTAGAAAGTTTTGTACAACGTTTAGAATATATGTATGGCGAATCTACACGTCAGCTGTTAGATAAAAGCTTTATTCAAGACAATATTAATCAATATAATCGTATCTTTGAAAGAAGAGAAACAATCCAAGAAATATTAGAAGAACTAGGAAAATTCCAAAGTGAATCAGAAAGAGCTGCTGCATTAAAGATTAAATTTTCAGGAACAACTATAATATAAATTATCTATTCATAGGAGACAACAATGAACGGAAAAAATTTTGTACAACATGAGAATAATTTTAATATCTCAAAAACATGGCACAAAGAATTCAAGAAAGAATGGACTGAAGAAGAAATCACAGCAAACATAATTAAAGAAATTAGTTATGACATAATTAGACCGGAAAGAAATTATGTATATGGCAAGCTTTATAAAATGGATAATAAAGGCATGATTTGCCAATATGCTGAAGAAACTATTATTAAAGATGCTTTAGAACAATCTGTCTTTAAGATTTTAGCCTTTGGTGAAGATTGTTTTAAAGATAAAGAATGTTTTCCTAATGGTCAGCGTTTTTATATAGGTCAATGGTATAAATTTTCCAAATATGAATATGACAAATTCAAAGTTGGTGGTGAATATGTTGCTATGTTACCTGATATTACTCTAAAAGCACATGTATCTGATCCATATTATATAGATCATTTATTTCTAACGCCTTATATTTAATATCAACCTAGAGGAGACAATCAATGGATGATAAAAATAAATTTTTAGATGATGAAGAAGAGGCAATTTTAGAGGGAAGAGTTCCAACTACCGAAAAAGATCTTCAAGAAATAGTAGATGAGCATATAGATGATGACGATACTAATGATTTTGATCTTGATGATCAAGAAGAAGAAATTGACGTAGATTCTTTTGATGAACGAAGTAGACGTGCTAAACAAGAAGAAATTGAGAATAATAGAAAGCTTGTAGAACGTTTAAATGCTTTAGAAGAACAAGTTAATCAAAATAATGAAGAAAAAATAGCTAAAGAATATGAAATAGCACAGCAACGTAAAGTTATTTATCAACAACAAGCAGAAAGAATGACTGCTGAATATAAAAAAGTGCAAGATGATATTGAAACTGTTAAAGCTATTAAACGGGATGCGGAATTAAAAGAAGAAAAGACACGTATATTTCAAGCTGAGGACACTTTAGAGAAGCTAAATGAAGCGCGCTTTAATTTAGATCTAAAAATGAGAGAATTTGCTAAGCAAGCTCCTCAGGACTATTCTAGTGATGAAGAGTATGTTACTGATAATCGCCCTACTCCACGAAAACAATCTTCTAAATTTGATCTTAATAAATTAGACCCTGATTCTAGGAGTTTTGTTAAAACTAATCCTTATATGAATCCATCTTCAGAACATTATGATCAAGGACTTGTTGATGAAACCATAGCAGTTATGGAAGATTTAAAGAAAAAATATGTGTTTAGCGGCAAAAAAACAAAAGTTTATTCTGAAGAGTTTTATAAAGAAGTAGAAAATGCTATGCATAATAAATATAGCACTCGCGATGAAAGAATGCGTAATTTAGTAAATAATCCTATAACGGGAGTAAGAAGAAATGGAGATGTTATGAAAGATAGAAGAAGTGAAAGTGTAGCAAATAATATGGCTCGACAATTAATTAAAAAAATTGAAGTATTGGATAAAAACCGTAAACCTATAAATCTTGAACTCAAATCTAAGTTATATAATAAATATAATGACAAACATCAACAATCCAAAGCCCATGAAAGAGGAGACTACTCATGATTAATCAGGAAAATAAAGAAGATGAAGTAAGTTTTAAAGCTAGTAAAACTCGTTCTGAGGATAAACGCAAAACTAAATTATCTTATGATGAGTATAGAACGACTATGATGAATAGTCGTCTTGGTAAATTACATATTCCAAAAGAAATAATTCCATCTGATAAAAAATGGTTATTTGCAGATCTTAATCCTGCTAGTAAACGTGATTATCAAATGGAACTTATGGAGAAAGGTTGGATACCTGTTAAAAAAAGTATGCATCCATATTTTAATATTATTACTGAAAAGAATAAAAATAATAATGAAGATGTGGTAATAAGACATGGACAGATATTGATGGAGATAGATAAATATATTTGGGAATATCATGAGAAAGCTCATTATGAATTAGCACTTCAAGGTGCAGCTACTGCAGGCCGTAAGCCTAATTATTCTCCAACACGCCCAGGATTATTTGAAAGAGCTGAGGGTAAAGTAAAAGAATATCGTCACGAAAGACGTCCGGTTAGAGATGATGATTTTTAATTTAGGAAATTTTAACGGCGCATCCATTAAAATTTCCTATTTTTCTTTATAAACAAATTATAGTTTAAATCAAAACATTTTATTCTTTATTTTTTCTTTATTTCTCAAGAAATCAATCATTATTACAAATTTTTGACATCTCTTTGTTAGTTACCTACAATATTAATATAGGTCGGAAAACTTATATTAATTAAAGGAGATAACTAACATGGGAATTTATAATCAAAATCTAGGAATGAATCCAGTAAAATCTATGGCTTCTCATCCTTATTCATCAACTTTCTTATGGTATGCTATAGCAAGTGGAACTGCTGCAAATATTTTTGTAGGAACTCCTGTTGCAATTACTGCCGGTCTTATAACTGTTGCTACTTCAGGCAATCCACCATTTCTAGGTTCAGCAAGAGCATTTAAAGATTTTACAACCGGTGGTACAGGAATAGTTGCACCAAGTGCAAATCAAGGAGTTGTTCCATCAACGATCCAACAATATTGGGCAGCTAATACAGTAAAACCTACAGGTGTTCAAACATATGTAGCAGTAGAAGTAGATCGACACACACTTTATGATATGCAAGCTGATGCAATACAATTACCTACCGGTTTTGCCCAAACTCAAATAGCAACTCTTAATAATTTTAGTACTTCAGTTGGTTTTAGAACTGTCGATGGCAATACTTCAACAGGTTATTCAACAACAAAAATAGGAGCTGGCGGTGTTAATATGAAATTAGTAAATGTATCACCTAGTAACGCATGGAGTACACCATTAAATAATGCTCTGTTTATACCTTATAGTTACATTTTATAATTACCTTTTACCATAATTAATTAATAAAACATTTAAGAGGAGATATTTAAATGGCACAAGTAACAAGATCACAAATTATAAATTTTATGTGGCCTGGATTAAGCTTAGTATTATGTGATGCTAAGTATTATGAAAGTTTATATAAAAAATATTTTAAATTAGTTCCAACTAAAAAAGCATTTGATATAGTTGTTGAATATGCACCAATGGGATATGCGAAAGCAATGAACGAAGGTGAAGCATATGAACTACAAACTAACTTCATTATCAATAAAACGCAGTACGATCATACAAGCTTTTCGTCAGCTATAGAGTTTACTTTCGAATCAATCGACGATAATTTATATACCGATGAATTTCCAAATGCCGGAGAGCAAATTAAAACTTCTTTAGTATTAACTCGTGACGTAAATGCTACTAACGTATTTAATTTTGCGTTTAATAATACTAATCCGATTGGAGATGGGCAATCATTTGCATCAAATCAACATCCAACAGCAGTTGGTGTATATTCTAACGTTCTTTCTCCTGCTACTTTTAGCGAGACAGCTCTTACAGATATGATAACAATTGCTCAGACATTACCTGATGCCGCTGGTAAAGTATTGAATTATGAAGGTGATAAATTACTTTGTTCACCAACTCTTCAATATGACGTGGCTCGAGTGTTATTTAGTGCTGAACGTCCTGGTACTGCTAATCGTGATATCGGTGTTATATATCATCAGGGATTTATAAAAGGTGGTTATGTGGTTAATCCTTACTTAACTAATGCTAACTCATTTTTCTTATTTACAACATGTCCTAATGGATTGCTTTTCTATGAGAAAAACATGGCTGAAGTATCTTCATGGATGGATGAAAAGAATAGAACTGTTGGTATGGGTGGCTTTGACCGCTATTCAAGTGGCCCAAGTAATGCTAGATCAACTATTTGTTGCCAAGGTTTTTAATTTAAAGAGGTTATAATGGTTTTTTCATTAACTACGCAGAATCAATTTTATCAACCTAATAATGTTGGTAATTTAATTAGCATTGGTACAGTAAAAGCTAAAGCTTTAAATGGAAGTCAAGTAGGTGTTCCACAACCTCAACTTGGTTCTATTTCGGTTGCGCCATTGGCTGCAAGCGTTACTACATTAGCTAATGCAGTAGCTGCAACTACTAGTGCTTCTTATATACCTCTTACAGCTAGTGTTGGTGCGACAGCAGTACCTGGTATTTATAACAAATATACTAATACAACTGATACAGTTTATTTTTTTGATACTCCACGTGCAGTATCTATTACTTTAGCTGCTGGTTCCACTACTACTACTTTTACTATATGGGGATTTGATGAAGATGATGTATTTATGACTGAACAAATCCTTAATGTAGCTGCTAATACTACAGTTCCAGGCAAGAAAGCCTTCGCTGGAGTTACTAGAGTTTGGGCAGGGGGTGCTACTGTTGGCGCAATTTCAGTAGGTACAACTGCTATTATCGGTCTTCCTTATGTATTAGAGAATGTTAATAGAATTCTTGGTTCAGGTAATTTTGGATCAAACAATATATTTGGTACAACTCTTGCAACTTTTTATACCGTAGCAAGTTTGTCTATTTTAGCAAATAGCGGTGATATTAGAGGTACTGTAAATTTATCAACTTTTACTCTTAATGGAATAAATAGGCTTGTTGTGGCCTGGATTATGGCTGCAAGCACTAATGATGTAAATCAACAAAATTATAGAACTGTTTATGGAGTGGCTCAGTACGCAGTTCCTTATAATTAAAACGGAGATTTACTGATGAAGATTCAAGTACTTAATAGCTATTTAGCTGCTAATACTAGCTTTTATGCTGCTGTTCAAAGTAGAACAGGCGCTGGAGCATTAGTACTTAATTATGCTGCTCTTAATGCAAATGCAAATATTGTAGTATCAACTCCACAGTGGAATCGACAAATTACTTTTACCTCAGTTGGAAATAACTCAGCAACTAATGTTACTATTGTTGGTAAAGATGTATTTGGAAATATCGTTACTGAAGTTCTAACTGGATCTAATAATAATACAAAGTCTTCAGTTCAATATTATAGTACATTAATTTCTCTAACTACTAACGGAAATATTACTGCGATGAGCGTAGGTTTTGGTATCTTAGCTCAATCTGTACCTTTTAAAATGTCAATGAATGTTCAAAAATCTCAATGGGCAGTACAAATTGAAGTAGGAGGAACGATAAATTATGATTTGCAATATACATTGTTTCCTTTTGAGAATTACATTTCCCTACCAACATTTGATCCTACAGATAATTGGCTTAATGTTCCCATAATAGCACCTGGAGGGAATAGCGGCACAGGTACAGTAGTAGCTAATCTCTCGACTTCACAATATTTAAATTTTGCAGCACCTGTTTATGCAATTAGATTTGTGATTAATTCAGGGGTAGCTCCTACATTTCAAGCATTTATGGCTCAACAAGGAACATTATAAAGGAGGGTTAAATGACAATTACCCTTAATCCTTTTATAAATATAACAGTAAATCAAATTGTTATAGAGTCTTTTGAACGCATTGGTTTAACTCTACCTGAATTAGTTGGAAATCCTCTTAGTAGCGCAATAAATTCTTTAAATATCTTACTTACTGATTGGGCACGATACAATAATCTTTATAGTATTCAACCATTTATGACTAATTTGATAGGTAGCCAAAAAAACTATCAATTACCGATAGGCACTGCTGATATTCCTGAGCGTGAAGTATCTGTTGCAAATATCACAAGACAACTTGGAGGAGCGGCGTCTTCTGATTCTGGTGTTGCTGAGAATGCATTTGACGGCAACCCTAATACTGCTTGTATTCAAAATTCGCCAAATGGGTGGATTGAGTTTCAATATGATAATGATGGTTTTGCTATAGATTATATAGGTATTCAGGCAAATGTTACTACTCAATATAATCTTATTATTGAATATGCGATAAATACTTATAATTATATTAATGACATTTGGACTACAGTAATTACGCCAGGATCTCAAACTTATACGCAAGGGCAACAAGTATGGTTTGTAAACAAAGTTGCTCAATTGGCTGTTGCTTGGAGAATTAGAGAGACTGGCGGTGATATATTAAATATTCAAGAGATTTATTTTTGTACGCATAATATCTCAAGACAAATTAGTTTACTTAGTCGCAGTCAATATTTAGGAATAGCAACTAAAGATCAATTAGGAAGTGTTTCAAGTTATTTATTTAATAGAGATATTAATCCTTCAATTACTTTATGGCCTGTTCCTGATGGTAAACTTAATTATCCTTATCTTATTCTTAATTTAAAAATTCTAAATCCACAAATTAATAATCTGACGGATATCATTAATATTCCTAATAGATTTTATGAAGCTTTATGTGCAAATTTAGCTCTTAAACTTGCTGAGAAAGATAAAATAATGGGTATCGAAGTATCACCTGATAAAATGGCTAATTTAATGCAATCAGCTGCAAAATCTATGGAAGATATCGAACAAGAAGATACTGAACATGCACCATATATTTTTCAGTTTAATTTATGAAATATAAGAAAAATCGTCGTTATCAACCTTATTCTTTTAGGAATCATCATCCTACTGCTAAATGTGATATATCTGGCTTTAAGATTATGCATTATGATTTAAGAAAACAATATGAGTGGTATGGCAATACTTTAACTTTTACCGGATTTTATGCTCATAAAGATTTTTCAACAGAGCCTAATCCTCAAGGAAAAGTTTTAGCATTACCTGGTGATCCATTTCCAGTTAACACTCCTCGTCCTTTTTATGTGCAACCTACTGAGGCTGTGACACTTAATAACACCGGTAACACAGTGATTTACACTATTGGTGGCTCACCAGTAATTATTAATCCTAACATTACTATATCCCAAGCAAACGGTGCTACAGATTTAAGTATGGGTATATTACAAGTGCTTATCTATGATAATGTAACTTTAGAAGATAATTTAACTGTTATAAGCGGTGGGTCGGTAGTTGTTAGTGGAAACTATGTAATAGTTGGTGGAATAAATATAGGAACTACTCGGGGTGGATTAAACGGAACACCACTTTATATAATATTACAACCAGGAGCTAATAATACTAACGCTTCTGCGATTTTGCAGAACATTAATTTTTCAACTTTTAATTCCCAAATAATTAATAAAAGTGTAAAATTCATAGTAATGAATAATGCAGGTATAAATAGTGACGGAGGTTACACTAATATACTTTGCCAGGAATAGGAGGAAAGTAGGAGACAACTATGCCACTAGCCCAAAATGATTATTTTGGATTGGTCAATGATATACAGCAATATATGCAGAATTCTTCATTGTCCCTTTCCAATGAAATACCTAGATTTATATCTAATGCTCAACAAGCTATTGCGCTTGATTTAAAGTCTATTGAAGATCGAGTTACTAGGGATTTTATTATATCTGCTGGTCAACCGATCTTTTCAAAGCCTATTGATTATAAAAATCTATCTACATTTTATATTTTTACTGCTAATCCTGCTACACCAACCTTATTTAATGTTTTAACACCGCTAAAATCAGCATCATTAGATTATTGTTATAAATATGCGCCTAATCAATCAATATTAGCAACTCCTGAGTATATTGCCGAAGCAGATGTTTATAATTTTCTTATAGCACCAACTCCTAATCAAAATTATGCTGCTAGAATAATATATTATCAATTACCTTTAGCACTTAGTGAGCTAACACCAACTAATACTCTTACTAACAACGCTTATAATTTATTACTTTATCGATGTTTACTTGAAGCTATTCCATATGAGAAAGCTGATGAGCGTACTAAATACGATCAATTATATGCTGATACTTTAGGCAAATATCAACGAGAAGAACAAATGCGCAAAACCTCAGGATTCTTTACAAGGAGCTTACAATGACCTTTAGTTTTAACAATCCCTATTCTTTATTTCCTACATCACCTAGTCAATATGGATATGAAGAAATTAATTTAATTGGAAATTCTATTTTTGCATGGCCTGAGAATAATTCAGATTCACAATTTATAATTGCTCAGCAAATGTATGTAAGTACTAATAATATTGCTAATCAATTTATTTTTCCACCTGCTAATTTAGTAGGAACAGGTAGAACATTTCAGATATTTAATTTTGGAAGCCTTGAATTTACTATTTATGACAATGATGGCATTTCTTTAGCCACTATTGATCCCGGTCAACTTTATCAATGTACCGTAACAGATAATAGCAGTGCTGCCGGTATATGGGGTGTATTATTATTAGGTGCTGGAACTTCGGGAGCAGATGCTAATGCTTTATCAGGTTACGGACTTTCTTCGCTTACTAATTCTAAGATTAATACTAATCTTCCTGAAATAGTAATAACAAGTGCTTATACAGTTCAGCCTAGTGATCGTGGATCAATACTTAGTTATACCGGCGGCACTAATAATATTATTCTTCCTTCTCCTGTAGATGGATTTATAGTTGGCGTTATTAATAATAGTACAGTTGGTGGACTTGTAACTCTACAACCTCCCTTTGGTTATACTATTAATAATGCTTCTAATTTAAGTCTTGCTCCTGGTGATTCTACTTTTATTATTGGTGGTGCTAATTACAATGCTATTGGAATTGGAAGACTAAATTTTGGTATTGATTCATTACTTGAATTAGATGTGTCTGCAAGTATTAATATAACTTTAACTACTGCTCAATCTAATAATAATATTATAATATTTTCTGGAAATTTATCTAATAATATTAATGTTTTTTTTACTCCTGTACAGGTAAATAAATATGATATTTATAATAATACTACCGGTGGTTTTAATATTACAGTTTCTACTTTTGGTGGAATAAATACTTATCTTTTAAAAGATCAGGAAAGATATGCTTATTTTACTGATACTTCTGAATTATATAACGTTCCAAGTAATGTAGGAGCTTCTAATTTAGCTAGTTTTTGGCTATCTAGTTCAAATTCTTCTTTACCTAATCAAGTAAATCTTGGAAATTTACAAAATGGGTTAGTTGGTATTAATGTGGCTTTATCAACAGCCACTCCCTACACTGTTCCTATTTATAATGATTTAAGTTCAAATAATTTCTTTCTTGGTACTAATTCAGTGCCTTCTCCGCTTCCTACTGGTACTAATAACACAGCAGTTGGTATTAATACTGGGAGTGTGATATCTATTGGGGTACAAAACACAGCTTTTGGATCTTACGCACTTAATTCAAATACTACTGGTTCAGGTAATACAGCAGTTGGCGTTAATTCTGGAGCTTCTTATGACGATAACAATGAATGTATATTTATTGGTTTTAATTCTGATTCTAGTGTTGGAAATTTAATTAATGCTATTGCAATTGGTAGCGGTGCACAGGTTACAGCTTCTAATACTATGATACTTGGAGCACCAGGTACAGCAGTAGCTGTTCATTCATTAGATAATTTAGTTGTGACTGCTAATAACGCTGTAAATGGAACTGTTGGAACAGTTCAATTAAATGGCACTACTAACGTAGTAGTAAATACCACTGCATGTAAAACAACTTCAAGGGTATTTCTTACTCCTATTACTAATGTGCTACCGCTTAATAATAGTCTTGCAACAGTGAATACTATAGCTAATGGTAGCTTTAATGTTGTAGGTGCATTGGTAGCAGATGACTCTTTTGTTCAATGGTTTATAGTTAACCCGGTATAAAGGCATAAATTATGACGGATATAGTAATACCTTTAGATTCTAAGATAGGAATAAAAAGAGACAATACTAGTTATAATTCTGAATATTATACTGATGGACAATGGTGTAGATTTTATGATAATAGCCCTAAAAAAATGGGTGGTTATAAATTAATATACTCTGGCACGTCTGAAGTTATAAGAACATTATATGAATTTAATAATTCAGCTACAGTAAATGTTTATTTAGGAAGAGAAATAAGTGGTGTTAGTTTTCTTAATATTAATTCAAATGGAGTAGTAATTGGTGTTGAAATTATCAGAACTCCTTCTGGTTATATTCCTGCTTCTGGTAATGTTTGGACATTTGATCAAATAAACTATCTAGATCAAGTTACCAACCTCCCGTTTTCAGTAATATTTGCTCAAGTTGCACCTAATGATATTAATACTAATAATACTATTGAAGGTAATATTTATTATGGAGGAGCATATGACACGGCTCTTTTTGAGCCGATAATGAATAATGCTCCTATTCCTCAACCAATTATTGCATCAGGAGGGATAATAGTAGCTACACCATTTGTTATTGCTTATGGAAATTTTGGCGTAATTCAATGGTCTGATCCCTCTGATCCTTTAGTATGGCCAAGTTGCAATACTGCTATTATTGCTAATACGCCTAAAATTATTACTGCTGCAACTATTCGGGATAATATAAATGTATCTCTTTTATTTTGGGGTGTAGATAAATTAATTCGCGCAACTTATGATGCTGTTTTATACACTTTTAGTTCAGTAATTCTTGATGATACTATTTCTATATTAAGCAATCATAGTTCTTGTGAATACAATAATATTTATTATTGGGTAGGTAATACACAATTTTATTTATATGATGGTATAGTAAAAAAACTTTCAAATAATTTAAGTACTGATTATTTTTTTAATAATTTAAATAGAGCATATCAAGGTAGAATTTTTACTACAGTTATTAAGAAATATTCTGAAATTTGGTTTCATTGGCCTAGTGGAAATTCTACAGAATGCAACGAAATATTAATATATAATACTGAATATAATACTTTTTATGACGCTTCTATATCCAGGACTTGTAGCCTTCCTCCTAGTGCTGTTTTACCTTATCCATTACTTGCAGCAGCAACGTCTTCAGTAGATCCTTTTATTCCTCCTGTAATGGGAGTCCCTGTGAAGACTTATGGGATATGGATGCATGAGTATGGAGTAAATCAAATCATATATAATGATGTTTACGCAATAAAATCACGTATTGTTACTAAATATTTTTCTTTTCCAAAAGATAATCCCAATACTGATGTTTGTACTATCTTAAAACGTTTAGAAAATGATTTTGTTCAAACCGGTAATATTAAATTTAGAATACTCCGGAAAGCATGGCCTAATACTCCTCCTATTTATTCAAAGTACTACATCATAACTCCTACTATTGAAAAGACTGACATTGATAATGAAGATAGAATGGCAAGAATATGGGCTATAGAATTTACATCTAATGAAGTTGATGGTGATTTTATATTAGGAAGAACTCAAGCAGTATTAGCTGCTGGAGATAAACGCCCTCAACCGACAGAGGTTACAGAATAAATATGCCGAAATTATTTTATATTCAGAATCCTACATTACCAACTTTTGAAAGTTGGGCTTCACAACTTCGTATAGATCTTCCTAATTATGATATTCCTAAAGTAAATGATAAAACTAACACTGTATATTATACAGTTGATAATTGGTGGGAATGGGCAAATCAATTTATTAAAAACAATAATTTAGATTTTGCTACTCCACTTCCTACTCGTCTTTCTTATCCGAATAAAGATGATTGGAAAAAATGGGTGTTATTTTTAGTAAGTTCAACTTCTTTTTTTGCAATAGCATAAATATGAAAAAAACAAACCTTACATTTATGGAAAAGCATTCCTTAATAGAGAGCAAAACTAATGAAGTTCTTTATCGCAATTCGGGAGTAAACAAAGCTTTTGTAAGAGTTATGTTTTCAAAAGATATTAACATAAAAAAAAGACACTTAATTGATTTAATTAAGAATATTGTATTGAAATTTCATTTATATTAATGAGTTTTGTAATGGCTAAATTAAAAATTATAACTATAGAAATTAACCTCGATAAAATAAAACACGATAAGATTATAGCTTATAGAGCTCAAAAAATCATAGAAGAAAATTGGGTGCAATTTTCTAAAGCATTATATGCCGATTTTGAGGATGTAGATAAGCATGTTTTTGCGTTGGTTAGAGATATCATACAGAAATTTCACTTATATCAATAAATAGATTAAAATTAAAAGAATAAGGGAATAAAAAGGAGAGAAAAGATGAGACAATCTATGAATTTAGATAATAATGATCATTTAAATATGATCAGACATTTTGGTCATCAAACCGGTTCTACTCCTGTGCATTTAGACAATGATTCTGTAAAAGGTCTTCGTAATTTACATCATTTAGTTCATAATGAAGATGTTGAGCATGATTTTTCAAAATTAAAAACATTATTTGCACAACCTAATATTGCTATTCATTTAAAAAGTCAATTAGAGAAAAAAAAAGCTAATGGCGGTGTCATTAATGATTATATTAATACATTAAAACATAATGGTTCAGGAGAAAATTCCGAATTATCTTTAGTGCCTGATGAATTAGTTAAATTTTTAGATGATAGTTATTCTTTAGGCACAACTAATGCTCATACAGGTCATAAAGAATATCATCTTGGTAATATGTTTGATGGTTTAAATAATGCATTTAGACCTATTAAAGATTCTATGAGAAAAGAATCACAAACATCAACTCCTCCTCAAATGTTAAATGAAATGTCTACGCCACCTAGAGAAGGTCATGCTTATGGTGATATAGTTGGAGATCCTAGTCAATCTTCTGCTTGGGGACTTCCATCACTTTCAGGAGTAAAAAACGCAGCATATAATGCAGCTTCCGGTCTTGGAAATGCAGCTTATGGGGCTGCACAAGGGCTTGGAAACGCAGCTTATAATGCAGCTTCATATGTAGCTCCAAAAGTTGGAAACGCAGCTTATAGTGTTGCAAATGATTTATATAAAGGCACAGGTAATGCATATGGTCTTGGAGATATATATAACGTTGGAAAAGCTGCTTATGGTGCTTTTAATAACGGAAATTCTTCTAGTATGCAAGGTAATGAAGCATCTAAACCAGGATTAATACAAAATGTAATGCGAGGAATTGCAGCACCAATAGGCGGCGCGATTGGAGGATTAGGAGGACAGTTTGTCGGTCAAAAAGTCGGTCAAAATTTAGCTGCTGGAATTCCTCTTATAGGGCATCTTGCAGCTCCTATTGCAGGAAATATTGCAGGTAATATGGCATATAATGCTGCTGCTTCTAAAGGTAGAAACAAAGGAATTGAATTAGCAGATAATTTTTATAATTATATAGGTGGTGGCGGTGGCAATGCACCTGGAATTAATCCTAATCCACAAAATCCTAATCAATCTTCTAATTCAAAATTCCCTTCATTTTCAGGAATAGGAAATAAAGCATATGATGCTGCATCTAACTTTGGAAATGCAGCATATAATGCAGCTTCCGGTCTTGGAAATGCAGCTTATGGGGCTGCACAAGGGCTTGGAAACGCAGCTTATGGCCTTGGAAAAAAAGTTTATGACACTACTTCAACTGCTGCATCTAATCTAGGAAATAATATTTATAGTGCTGGAAATGCAGCTTATAATAAACTTCCTACAATTCCTAGATTTAATAAAACACCGGATATGTCTTCTACTCCTCCCAATAATATTCAAGTAAATCCTCAAGAGTTTGCAGACATACCTTTTAGAAATATTAATTTACGAACTACTCCTACTCGTAATATCGGAAAAAATCCTTTTGACGATATATCTTCTAGTAATGTTGGACGTAATCCTTTTGCTAGTACTAATCCTTTTGATTAATATGAATTAGGAAAAATAATCATGATAAATTATAAATGCAATATAAAAGCTAAAACTAGTAATTATGCTCATGGCGGACATGTTCATAATTTAATTGAAAAAGCTTATCAAGAACATAGTTTCGGTGGAGATATTTATGATTCTTCTAGTGCAGTTCTTAAAAAAATAAAAAATCATTTACCTTCTGTATCCTCTGAAGTTATTGGTAATCAAATTAGAAAAATTCCCGAATATATTCATTCCGGTGCTCATCATATCGTAGAAGAAGCTCCTAAGTTAATTAATCATGGAACAAAACTTGCTCAAGAGTTAATAAAAAGACATTTGGGACACAATTAATAATAATTTAGAGGATAATAATGCAAGAAGAGCTTTTAAGAGAGATTTTAACAAAACATAAATATCCCCAAATGGCTAAATCAGGTGGAGTTGTGCCTGAAGAAGCTCATTTTAATTTAAAAGAAGTAGAATTACTTAATTCTCTTCAAGGTAATGAAGTCCGTTTGCCTGAACATGGTAATATCCGTTCATTCATGCCTTTAGCGGAATTATTTTCCGATCCTACTTATTTACGTTTAGTAAGACAGATTGTTGAGAATTTAAATGAACATCAAGTAGATGATAGTGAAGTAGAATACGCTTTAGATGAGTTTACAGAAGAAAACAAAGATAAAACAACTATCCAGCCAGAAAGTCCTCTAGCTACTGTAGAAGCGTCCCAGGGCGTTGGTGGTGATACTGAAATATGTTTATGTCCCTCTAACATGTTAGATTTTTTTGATGAAGTACGAGGATTCTCAAGTGTTAATCCTAAAGACGGAAAACGGCAATATTTCCTTCCTCTAATCGGCGCTCTTTTAGGAGGTTTAGCCGGGCCAGCTCTTGGAGGGGCTTTAACCGGGTCTGCCTTAGGTGTGCTTGGTAGTGGACTTGCAACAGCAGCAGGGGCAGGACTTGGACATATGGCTTTCGGAGGAAAACCAAAAGATGCATTAAAAGCTGCTGCATTTGGTGGACTTGGGTCATTAGCCGCTCCTGCGCTCGGTAGTTTATTTGGAGGTGCTGGAGGTGCTGCTGGTGCTACAACTGCAAATGCTAGTATTCAAGCACAAAATGCCGCTACAGCTGCTGCTCCTGCAGCTGCTTCAGGTTCATCAGGATTAATGGGTTCATTAGGATTAGGATCGATGCTTACACCGAAAGTAATGATTCCAACAGCTTTAATGGGAGGGATGTTATATAAAGCTAATCAAGATAATTTGAAATTGCAGAAACAATATACTCAACAGATGAATGATTATAATAAAAATGAACAAGAAAAGAAAAACCGAGTAAATGATTATTTTGCAAGTGCCAATAAGGTCGATGTAACTGCTCATAAAGAGCCGCAACGTGATTATCTTAATAGCCATCAAACCGAGATCGGTTCTTCTTATGGAATGAGTCCTATGTATGGATTTAAAACGGGACAATATTATGCTCAGGGCGGTAGAATTGAAGATAAAAGCGGTGGGATAATAGGAGATGGCAAAGGGCAACAAGATAATATACATGATGATTATGATGTTGGTGATTATATTATGCCTGCTGATGTTACTTCCGGTCTTGGAGATGGTCATACTGATGCCGGATATCAGGAATTAGATAATTTAAAAAACTATATTTATAAAAACAAAGATGTTCATGAAGCTTACGAGAAAGTTCCGGTACATATTAAAACCGAACTCACTAAAAAACAACCTGTAGCAGTAAGTCCAGGTGAATATAGATTTGATAAAAATATTACTGTTGCAATTGGTGACGGTAATTTAAAAAAAGCAGATAGGATATTTCAAGAATTTTATAAATTAGTTCGTAATGATAAAAGAACTAACGGCAATACTATCCCTAAAAAAGCAAAATCAGCTATTGAATATTTTAAAAATGCTCAAAGGAAAGTTGATAGGAAAATGGGAGAATAGTTATGGCTAATTATAAAAATAATAATGAAGTTCTTTTTAATAAAGAGATAGAGCTTAGAAAATTAAATGAGCAATTAGAAGCTGCTAAAGACAGATTAGGTGTGGTAAAAGATGTATTAAGAAACGAGCCATTGTTTAGTAGTTTCTTACAAGGAAAAAATACACATAAATATCAAACAAAATATGCAGGTCAAAAATTTATAGGGACTCAAGATCACGAAATAGATATTAATCCTGAAATTATAGATACTCTGACACAGACTCCTGGATCAACTGCTTTTTCATATAGAAATTCATACCAGGAATATAAAAATTTACAAAATCAAATTAATCAATTGTCAGGAACAATAAACGCTGAAAGAAAAAATTTAGAAAGTTTAAGACACGCTGAAACTGATCAGATGAAAGCTGAAACTATTAGATTAAAAGAGTTGAGCCGTATACAAGAAGAATTAATCACTGCAAAAGATGCGGCTAAAGAATTACAAGAAAAAAGTCAACAATATACTCAGACTTTAGATCCTAATTCGGAAGAATATCAAAATCTAGTAAGTACTCAAGAACAATTAGCGCAAAATATACAAACTCTTGTTGATGAACGTGAGCAAATAAAAGGCGCAGATCCTTTGCAAATATTAAATCAAAATAGTAAGCAAAATTCTAATACTCAAGTTCCTAATCAAGAAGGAAATGTTAATTTTGATGCTAATAGAAGTACTTTAGAATATTATAATGATTCTGCTTCTATATTAGCAAAGCATCCTGATCTTGCTGCCCAATATAATAAAAATAAAATTAATAATCCAAGAAAAGCATTAGAAACTCTTGTAGAAAATGCATATGAAAAAGATATAGCAAATGGCAATACTGATAATTTAATAGAATATCGAAATATTATAGATAAAATCGCTAAGGAAGATCTTGAACAAGATATAAAAGAAAGAAAAGCTAAGGCTAGAGAAGAAATAGAAAAAGCTAATACAAACCCCAACACCGGCAAACAATACACTGAGGAAGAAAGAAAAGCAGCTTTAGAAGCTATGTTGAACAGTAAAGAAGGATATCCTACCGCTGACATGGATCATCTTACATTTGCCGGTAAGCCAATTTGGCATACTAATATAGCTAAAAATATAGCTGCCCGTACTGCACAAGCTACTAGTCCTGACAAACCATATCCTTATTATACAAAGCCTAGAATTGCTCAACCTTCTAAAGAAGAGACTATTGCTTACGATTTATTAAGTAAGAATTTACTTAAACCTGAATATGAACAAACTGTAAAAGAAACTATTGATGACCTTAAAAAGCTTAAAGAAAAATCTCCTACTGAAAATTTAGGTGAAGCAGATGAAAGAGCTAAAGAAAAGACTACTAATGAAAATATAGAAGGTTATGTTAATCCCAAAACCAATAGTGTTTTAGATTTAATTCAAAAAAGGGCAATGCGTAATTTTAAAGAAAATATAATGCCTAAAGTATCTGCGCCATTTATAGCTAGAGGCTCTTTTAATACCGGAGCCAGAGCAGAGGCGCAAGATCGTGCTCGTCGTGATTTAATGGAAAGTTTAATGGACAACGAAACACAATTTTTAGCAAGTGCCTATGATAAAGCTCGTGCGACTGCTTCAGAAGATAAAAGAACTTATCTTAATTATCAATTGAATAAAGCTAATCTTCAAGGAGACGAAATTTTAAAGAAAGGTAAAATTGCTGAAGATATAAGTAAGTTAATGGATGTTAATCATAAGAATAAATTGCTTGATATGGAGGCTTTGCGCACTGTAGGACAATCTCAAAGAGACGTAGAACAACGCAAACTTGATCTAGAGCATCAAGAGTTTGAAAATGAAGTTAATTATCCTATTCGTCAGATTGATATTTTAAATAAAATGCTTCATCAATTACCTGTTGGAAGTATTCTCGGCGAAACTTCTAATAAAGCAAGTCCTCCGACTCGAAATGAACAAGTAAGTCCATGGGCACAAGGGGCAAATATGGCTGGCTCAATACTGGCTGCAAATATGATGAGTAAAGCAGAAGGTGGAATGATTCAAAGACATGCTGATGGCGGTATGATTGATAAAATGAAGGATCAATATTTACAAGATTTAATGACTCGTGCACAAAATACCGGAGGAAATACACAAGATCCTTGGGCACATTATTTAATGGGATTATCTAGTAAGCTTGGAACTTCATCAGATGTAATGCAAGATTTAGTAAAAGGTAATTCTCAAGGACTAAGTCAATTCATGCATGCAAAAGAATATAATAACGGACTGGAAGATCAAAATTTAGGATTTAAAAAATCTATTATCGATTATTTAGATCAAGCTGATGAGAGAAAAATGGTAAATAGGTTAAATGAAGCTAAAATAAATTATTATAATAATAAAGGTAATGGATCTATTAAATCTGCTATTCCTGCAACTGTTCAACGTATTACAGCTCAAACATTAAAACAATTAGATAATGAAGCTCAAATAGCTAAAGAAGAAAATAAATTATTGCCTAAAAGTGAAGAATCTTTAGAGCAAATGAAAGAAGCTACTAGTACATTTACCAAACCTGGAACTTTAGCATCAAAATTGGTTGATGAATATAAATTTTTAGAGAATATAATATATAATGAAGAAGCGCAAAAAGCTCGTCAAGAAATAGAAAAAAATAACTCATTACTTATCCAAAATAGAGCTGCTCCCGGAACTAATCCTACTGATGCATCAAGACAAATTATTGCTAGCGGCATGCCTAGAACTACTATTCAACCTGAAGCATCAGCTGAAATATTTAGGTCTAAACGTGAACAAAATACTGATAAAGAATTACGTAGCAAATTTATTCATGAATGGGTTAAACAGGCTGGTGGAGATATAAATGGTGCACAAGATGCATATAACGAATTTATTAGAGATAAAGAATTATTGAAAAATGGCAAACCTAATTATGAAATAATGAAAGAAATTCCATCAGCAGTATATCATTATATTACTGAAACACCATTTAGTATAGAACAAGAAAGTAACATTACTTCTCATAATAATGAAGAGTATGGATTTGATCCTTCTGATTATGATGATATACCTGATGAAGTAATTTTACATCGATTAGAGTCTGGACAATGAAAAATAAACCATTAAATCAATTAAATTCGAATGAATTAAGAGAGATTTTGGCTTATAGAAATAGTAAGCAAACACCTATTCCTCAAGGGGCTTTAGAAACTCCTGAAGTAACAACTCCTTTAAATCCTGATAAGACATTTAATCCTTTAGAATCTTTTTATCGAGGAGCAAGTAATGCTTTGACATTTGGTTTTATGCCTAAAGTAGTTGGAGCAGTAGGATCTCCTATAGCAAAATTATTAAATCCGGAGATGTCATGGAGTGAAGCTTATGCCCATGGAAGAGATAAAAGCAGAATGCATGATATAGAAAGTTCTAAGCAAAATCCTAAAAGTTATTTAGGGGGAGAGATCGCCGGTTCTTTAGCATTACCGTTTCCTGTAAAAACATTAAAAGGAGTTGCAGGTCTTAGTGGTGCATATGGTGCTGCTCATGGTCTTGGAAGTAATGATGAAGGACAACCATTGTCTTTTAATAGTAATGATGTATTATCTGCTTTATATGGTGGAACAACAGGTGCTGCATTAGGTTCAAGTGCTCATTTAGCTACTAAACTTGCAAGTCCAATTATAGCTCCATTATTTCAAAAAGTTCCTGAAAAATACAAAGAATTAGTTATGCATTATAAAAAACCAGCTTCAAAAGAGATTCAGGAAGCTATAGAGATAGCTAAACAAAATAAAACTCCATTTACTGAAGGGCAATTAACTAGAAATAGAAATCAATTACTTGTAGAAGAAAATGCAGCTCAAGGATATTATGGAGATAATGATCAAAGGCGGATGTTAGATTTTTATAAAAGGCAAAAAGAAAGATTTCCTGAAAGAATAGAGGAAATCAAATCAGAACTCGGAGGTTCTTTGCCTAATAAAGGAGTTGCTGCCAGAGAATTAGTTGATGATATTACAACAACAGCCCTTAATGAAAGAAAAGTTATAAATCAAGCATATGATGAAGCAGCAAATCAGGTGGGTGCAATAAAAACTAATAAAGTAAAAGATATTCCAAACTTAATACGTAAAGATCTGGAATCCAATGTAATATATGAAGATGATATTCCAAAAGTAAAAACTATTTTAGGATCACTTGATAAAATGATTAATAAGAGTGATGAATTACCATTTCAACAAATTGAATCATGGAGACAAGGTCTTAATAGAACTATTTATGAAAGTGAACAAGGTGGACAAACCAGATATGCGTTAAATGATATTAAAAACAGGTTTGATAATTATCTTGATGATGTTGTTGAAGAAGCTCTTAAAACTGGTGATGAACTAGTATTAAATAAATTTAAAACTGCAAGAAGTCTAAATGCCCAGTGGGCTAAAAAATATAATCCTCAGCATCCAAGTGAGTTCGGGAAAACTTTCTTGAAAAAAACCATTGATAATGCTCGTTATTCAGAAACGCCTTATACTGATGAAATGCTTGTAAATGAGATATTAGGTGTAAGTAAGCTTGGATTCTCACAACAATCAGCTGCTATAGTAAAAGAAGTTAAGTCCTTATTTCCTAAAGCTGATCAATTAATCAAAGCTGAAGTAACTCATAAGTTATTTGGTAACAATCCTGCTTCATTTAGTACAAATTTAGATAAATTCAAAAAAGATAATCCAACTTTAGCAAAAACAGTATATACGAAAGAAGATATGCAAGCATTAGAAGACGCTGCAAAATATACTCATATGATGTTTTCAAAACCTATTTCAGGAACGAATCCTTCTGGTACAGCTGATCGTTGGTGGAGTATATTAAAATCTAAAATACCTTATTTAAAAGACACATCTTTCCTTTCTCCTATCAAAACTAATGAAGTTAAAATTCATAAAAGCTTAATGAAAGGAACGGCTGCTGATCAATATGCACCTAAAATTCCGCAAGCTCTTTCGAATGTATATTCAAATAATATTATGGATAATATAATTAATAATGAAGATAGATTAGCAAATTTATCTAAAGAACAGTTAGAATCTATATTAAATAAAAGAAACTCTTGATAAAGTGATGTAAAAGTGTTACTTATATCTTATATTAAATAAAGAGTAAGAACATGGTAATTAAAAATCCAAGAATCAATATTACATTTGCAGAATCTATAGCAAGCTTACTTGTGGATCTAGCACATCAGGAAAAAAAATCAGTAGCAAGTTTTGTTAGAGATTTAACTATTGAAGGCCTAGAAATGCGTGAAGACTTTTATTTATCTAAAATAGCTGAAAAGTTGGATAAAAAAGGTGTTAAAAGATATACTCATGATGAAGCATGGAAGTAAAATACCAAATCATTTATTTAAAAGAAGTAATACGCAAGCATATTCCAAATCTTTCATCAAATAATAAAATATTAATTAAACGTATTATTGAAGAACGTTTAATAGTAGATCCTATTATGTTTGGTAAGCCTTTACGTTATAGCTTAAAAGGTCATAGAAGATTACGTGTTAATGATTATCGAGTTATTTATCGCATCGAAAATGAAACAAATATTGTTATTATTATTGCTATCAAGCATCGAAAAGATATTTACGAAAATTCTTGACACAAAATACATTTGACCTATTCTAGACCTATAATGGACGTGTTAAGTAGGTCATATATGATAATAGTAGTCGGTGGAATAAAAGGCGGTTCGGGCAAAACTACAATTGCAACAAACATTGCTATTATGAGAAGTTATGAAAAGCCTAATATTCTATTAGTTGATGCAGACGATCAAGAAACATCATATGATTTTTCCATATTAAGAAATAGCAAAGAAGAAGAAAAACTTCCTCAATATACATGTATAAAGTTAACTGGAAAAGCTGTAAGGACTGAAATCTTAAAATTAAAAGCCAATTATAGCGACATCATCATTGATACTGGTGGTAGAGATACGGTAAGTCAACGTGCTGCTCTTTCAATAGCAGATATTTTATTAATTCCTTTTGTTCCAAGGAGTTTTGATTTATGGACTTTGGAAGCAGTATCTAATGTTATTGAAGAGATCAGACAAATTAATCCTAATATTCAACCATATGCTTTTTTAAATAGAGCAGATTCCAGAGGATTAGATAATAGTGAAGCACAAGAGTATATTAAAAATACAAAAAACATTATGATGTTAACAGAGTCAATTATATGTAACAGAAAAGTTTTTGGTAATGCTGCAGCAGAAGGAAAAGCAATAACCGAACTCAAACTTAAAGATCAAAAAGCAATTCTTGAGATAAAAACATTATATAATTATGTTTTTAATGAACAATTTGACATATAAATGACCTATAACAGACCTATTAGAAAGGCCAATTATGACAATAACAAAGAAACCAACTATAAGAAACAACCAAACCCTAACAGGTCTAATAGATAATGTTATTAATAAGGGGTTGGTAAAAACAGAACAAAACCTTGATAGTAAAAACGACAACATTAAAATTACGATTCGTATACCTGCCAAAATGTTAAATGCCATTGATAGTTATTTAGAAAACAGTATCTATACAAAAGCACGAAACATATGGATAAAAGAAGCCATAGAGAAAAAAATTAAGGAAGAAATAGAAATTTCTTAGTTGACATCTGTACCTAATGCTGTACTGTAAATGGTACATTAATAAATGTTGAGGTAATTTAGATGGAAATATATAATACAACCCAGGCAAGAGCAAATTTATTTAAGCTAATTGATTATACTGTAGACTCTCATGAACCGGTATATATTGTTGGAAAAAAGAATAAAGCAGTACTGATCTCAGAGGAAGACTATAACTCAATTCAAGAAACACTTTATCTTTTAAAAAGCCCTAAAAATGCAATTCTTTTATATAAAGCTATGGAAGAAGTAAAACAGAAAAAATTTATAAAAAAAGATTTAAAAGATTTAATGAATGAGTGAAAAATGAATCTTTTGTTTTCTAAAGAGGGATGGGAGCATCATTTATATTGGCAAGAAACTGATAAAAAAACATTAAAACGCATAAACGAGCTTATAAAAGATTGTTTAAGAGATCCATTTGTTGGTATAGGAAAACCTGAACCATTAAGATTTGACATGGTAGGATATTGGTCGCGAAGGATAGATGCAGAACATAGATTAGTTTATAAAATAGAAAACAATAACTTAATAATAATTCAATGTAGATATCATTATTAAGGTTTAATTATTTAAGACTAATAGAAACATCTTACCTACCTTGAGTTATCACAAGATTATTATAAAGAAGGATCTTCTTGAATCTCGCCTATTAAAGATGGATTTATAATATTATCATTAACCCATGTTACTCCTTCATTATAACTACTAAAGCCAATTTGTACTATTTTTTGATTATCAAATGAAAATACAAAAGTACTACCACTTGTAGGTATTATCAAATTTATTTTTTCTGGATTAAAAAAATAAATACTATCCCTATAAGAATATTGACGTAAAGACATATTAACCTCTTAAATTAAAGAAATGAGCAAAAAACCCGTCACTCACAATAGGAGTTTTACTCTCTTTAAATTATGACATATAATTGCTTTATTATCAAGTTTTAATGTTTGATATTTTATGCAAAGCAGCTTCTAAAGCTTTTCCTAAAGCAGTTTTATTTTCTTCTTTAGTTTCGCATTCTTTGTTTGCAATAGAATCAAATAAAACTTTAGCTATTTCTTTTTGTTTAATTTCTTCTTCTTCCATTTTTCTTTCCTTAAACTACATTTCCAAGTAATAAATCACGCAAATTATCAGTTGCATCTTTACGAACATTAATTACGGCAGTATCTGTAGTCAGCCATATTCCTACAACAGCAGCCGCATCTAATACTGAATATTTTACTACTTCATATGGATCGATAATATTTGTATCTAACATATCGACTATACTAGAAGTATTAGCGTCAAAGCCAAATATTGACATATTCTTATTATTTGATTGATTAATTTTATCTAAATATTCTGTAACATCTTCTAAACCTGTAGCATTGCTAATAATTTTAGATATAGGGGCTCTTAAAGCGTTAATAAACACTAATATTCCGGCATTAAATCCATATGTATTGTCATCAAGTATTAATCTTTGCATAAAATTAGCAATTTTAAATAATATTGACCCTCCTCCAGCTACATAACCATAAGTAATAGCAGATTTAGTAGCATGCACAGCATCATCAACACGGTCTAACTTTTCAGATAAATCGGTATCGGTCTGACCACATACTTTAATCATAGCTACTTGACCTAATAATTGGGCTTTACGTGCTAGATAATAAGTTCTTTGATACGCGGTTAATGTCCCTGAATCGATGTCAGTAGTAATGCTATCTACACGGTTTTGAATCATTATAGGGTCACCTTTCCCGCTTAAAATAGTAGTATGAGTACGTTCTACTATTACTTTTTCAGCAGTTCCTAAAAATTCACGAACAATATCATCTCTAAATCTACCATCGGAAGTTTTATGATATTTAGCACCTGTATAAATACATATATCTTCTAATATTTGTGCTTTTTCTTCTCCTATAGAAGGGCTTTTAATACCGCATATTTTAACTGAGCCACGAGCATTATTTTCTACCATAGTTCTAACAGAATCGCCGGTAAAATCATTAGCAATTATAAGTATAGGCTCTCCTTTGCTTGCACATTGCTCTACAATAGAATGAATCGGAGCAAAATTAGTGATGTCCATAGGTAATACTAAAATTTTACAGTCATTAGCCTCCCATCTATTATTACTATTTCCTAAAATAAATTGATTATGAATATAACCGCTTTCCACTCTAAATCCTTCAATAAGATCTAAATGCATAGTTTTAGTTTTTTCTGAAGTTTGAATTTCTTTATCTACTACTATAACGCCGTTTTTACCTACCTTTTTAAAGGTATCACGTAAAGTAGAGGCTATATCTTCATCATAATTAGAAGAAATAGTAGCGATTTTATAAGCCATTTTTCCATCATTATTATCAGGTATAATATTTACATAACTTTCAAGGAGTGTAATAAAATTAGTCTTTGCATAATCTAATCCTTTTTTAAGTTCAACGGTATTTATACCTTGTTGAATATAATCATAACCTTCATTACACATAGCAGCAGCTAAAATAGTGCTAGAAGTAGTACCGTCTCCAATAAAATTAGCAGTTTTTTCAGTAACGGTTTTTACTAATTGTGCGCCTAAATTTTCTAATTCATCTTTAAAATAAATGCTTTTAGCAACGGTAACGCCATCTTTGGTTATTTGATGAAGTCCTTCTGTTCCTTTTTCAATGATTACATTTTTACCTTGTGAGCCGAGTGTTGAGCCCACAGCTTTTGCAAATTTATTAATACCTGCAAGCATTGGTTTTCGTGCTTCATCTCCGTGATAAATATTTACTGTTTTAATACTCATTTTGTCTCCTTTGTTGTTAATAATTTATTTCAAAAAGTTTTAATATTTTATTAACTATTTCAATAGTTAATTGTGGATTTTTCCTTTGAAATTTTCTAAATGAACTAAAGTTAATGTCTGCGCGTTCTGCAACTTCATGTGAACTCCATCCTTTTTCTTCCATTTTTTTCTTTACTTCATCTATATAGTTAATCCATTTTGGAAGTTTATTATTGGGAGGTTCATTATCACTTTTTTTGTCGCTCTTTTCTTCAATCTTGCTCTTTTTATCGCCTTTTTTATTGCCTTTTTTTTGCCTTTTTTCCAGTTCATCTATTGCATTTGCAACAGCCTGTTGCAGTGAAGATATAACAGCCTCTTGCCTCGATTCTATCTTGTCTTTAAATTTATTCATTTCATCAAAAAGCTCACTTTTAAGAGTTTGCGTAAGATAATTATACAGAGCTTTTTCAAAGCTCTGTACTTTTGCAATACACTCCTTAGTACTGTCTTCCGTTATTTTTGAATTTTGTAGTAATTGGTATTCAAGATTAACTAAATCAGTATCAATTGCATTTATTTTAAAACTCAGTTGATCTAAACGATTAATAATAGCTATGTCTTTTGTACTCTCACAATTATTAATTTTATCTATAGAATTAATTTGAATTTTAGCATCAACGTCAGTATCTAACTCTTTTAAAGCTTTTTGTAGTACTAGGTTGAATTTCTCTCTTTTATTGATAAATTGATTTTGAAATATAGTTAAAACTTCTTCTAAATTTAAGCATTTAGAGAGCCATGCTGCCTGATATATATATTCTGTTGGTGTTTCCTCTAATAAATTATCAATTGTATCTGATAGATATTTTAAATAAGTATATATATTTAGTAATTCGTTACGCATTGCACTATTATTCATTCAAGCCTCATACTTAAAGGGTTAAATAATTTTTCTAATTGTTGACATAAATTATCATAATCCGTCTCATTAAAGCCTTCTATATCATATATATTTAATTTAGGAGCTAAGTCATAACGTGTTAGTCTTTCTATAACTTCAATGTTTTTATTTTTAACTAAATTAATAAATATAGGACGATATATTATTACTTCAGTAACTCCTTCTTTTTGAATAAAATTTCCTCTAAATTTACTAGTTTTAGTGCTATAGGCAACTTTTACAGTTCCTGACAGAAAGGCAAAGACTACATTGATTAAATTATCCTTATTTATATAGTCAAAACCAAAACTATTGGTTATAGCTTTTAAATTACCGTCATAGTCTTCTTTGGATTGTAACATTATAAAAGCATCATAATCGGTTTTTAAATGTTTAACTAAAGCGTCTATAAGATCAATTGACATATTATAATATAGTTATATTGTTATCTTCTTAGTTATTATAATACAATAGTTAATTTGTAAAGCTATATAAATATGATATTAAGCTCGAGCGATATTAAAATATTAAGATGGTATAAGGCAATGGGTGTAGATGAGATCCATTCCAATAATACTCGTACTTATATTAAAAAAATCCCACGGAAAATCCCACGGAAAATCCCACGGAAAATCCCTCTCCCGTAAAACCGTCTCTAAGACTTAGTTTCAGACAAAATAAAAAAAATTATGTAGAAAACAGAGAAACCTTAAGTCGGTTGGCTGTTCCATTGTTTTCCAAACCCCTTCCATGGCTCTCCAAGATGCAAAACGAAGTAGCAGTTAAAAATAGTCAAATACCTAATAATCTTTTATATGCAAATATTTTATTAGATATGACAGCTTCAGAAATATATTCATATGCTTACAAAATTAAAGATAGTTCAGGTTGATTTTATATATAAAATATTATAATCTAATCCTAGATCGAGTTTTTTCATTATTTACTCGATCTAACAACAACAAGTTCTCCAATATTTGTTTACGTAATAAAAAAGACTGATGTAAAAATCAGTCTTTTTTATTATGAATCTCCCAAAATCCTCCTATTTGAAAATAATCAAAAAATAGTTTTCAGTATTATGCTTGGTTTTAAGCTAATATGTTATGGGATTGCATATCCCATGTTGACATTATATTAGATTTATTATAAAATAACTTTGTTAATAGATTGAACTATTAATATTAATAAAAGAGAAAGATATGAAAACATTATATCAAAAATTATCTGTATTATTAAATGAGATTAAATCTATTGAAGGTTTAGATCTAAAACAAGAAAAGACTGTTTATAATGAAGAAGAAATAAATGCTATGTTTAAAGGTAAAATAGATAATGAAACTAATGTAGAAGTTTTTATTAAGTTAAATCCTATTCCTAAATATTAAATGGCAAGTATTGAAAAACGTCTTAAAAAAGACAAATCATTTTCTTATCGAGTTAGAATTGATATAAAAGGAGCTCCTTCTGTCAGTTGTACATTTGATAAATTAGCAGATGGCAAAAAATGGGCTTCCATTACCGAAGCTGCTATTAGAGAAAAAAGATATTTAAAAGTAATAAAAGAAAAACATAGTTTTGGGGATTTAATAAAACGTTATATAGATAATATTTTAATTAGAAAACCTAAATCTATTGATAAACAAAAATCTCAATTACTTTGGTGGAAGAAACAATTAGGTAATTATAATTTAAATGAAATTACTGCTGCTATGATTGTAGAAGCCAGAGATAAATTAGCTCAATTAGAATTAGATATAAAAGAACAAAGATCTGCAAGCACTATTAACAGATATATGGCAGTACTTAATCATGCATTTAATATAGCTATTAAAGAATGGTGTTGGCTTGAAGTATCTCCAACAAGAAATATTACTAAATTAAAAGAACCAAGAGGAAGAGTCAGGTATTTAACTGATACAGAACGTCAGCATTTACTTAATACTATACTTGATGTATGCAAAGAAGAAAAATATCCTGATTTATATATTTTAGTAATACTTGCTCTTAGCACGGGAGCAAGAAAAATGGAGTTACTTACTTTAAAATGGAAAGATGTATATTTAGATAAAAATGCAATTATTTTACATGAGACTAAAAATAATGAGATTAGAAGATTGCCTTTAGTAGGGAAAGCTTTTGAATTATTACAATGGTTAGATGATTGTAAAAAAAGTAATGATAGTTATGTATTTGTAAGTAAAATTTCTACTAAACATATAACCATAGAATATAAATGGAGACAAGTTCTCAAAAAAGCTAATATAAAAGATTTTCGTTTTCATGATTTAAGACATTGTGCTGCTAGTTACCTGGCTATGAATGGCGCTACCGCTACAGAAATAGCTGAAATATTAGGTCATAAATCTTTGCAAATGGTAAGTCGTTATAGTCATCTTTCCCAATCACATATAACTGATGTAGTAAGCAGTATGAATAAGAAAATATTCGGAGATAAATAATATGAATTTTATTTATTATCCTAGTAATAATTTTCTTAAGAATCAAGAAAAAGGGGAAATAACTACTCAACAAGAAATTAGAGATTATGATAGATTACGGCGCTCTATTTGTAATGAGCCTTATGTTATAAAAAACGAAGATGTCGTTGGATTTGAAAGTTATACTAAAAAATTACATACTGGTAGATCTGAATATATTATTAAAGTTAAGTTAAATAAAGTTAACCTCTCTACTGGTGATGACTATATTGAAGTATTTTATTCGAATGAAGAACAACGCGATAACTGTCTTAAAGAAGTACAGAATAATATAAAAAATGGAGATAAACAGTTTTATGGATAATAAAGTAGCACCTATACTCAAGAAACTTTGTAAAGCAGTTGATACTGCTCTAGATATTAATGGATTAGTCTTTTTAAATTTACAAGAAATGGGCACAATAAAATCCTCTGAACATAAAGCTGAAATGAAATTTGTAGGTAGTTTAGATAGAGAAACAAACGTGAATGTTACTATTATAGTTGCAGTAGATGATTCTCCATTTATAGATAAACTTAAATATAGTTATAAAGAAAAAAATGATAGAAAACAGCTTTATGGATAACAGAGTTGTTATAACTCCTGAGCAATTTGATGACATGATTAATATGTTAACCGATCTCAAAGAAAAATACTTTAAAAGACTGGTATTTTATGCTACTAAATATGATGAGTTACAAAATAAAAAAGATAAAAGATTAGATAGCTATGAAAAAATGGCAATTGGTAAAAGAATCTTCTATCAAGAAGATATGCTAAAAAAAGCTGTATGGCAGGTAAATAATGCTATATGGGAAGTAGATAAACGTATTAAAGGGGATATTGCAAAGGAGTAGAATATGACTAATAAAAGTAAACTTAAGTTAGAAGGTAATATAATTGGTTATATGTGTGAATCATCATTAGATGGATGGAATTATTGTATATATAATAAAAATATAAATACTATATTTATTGATACATATGAAGCACCCGGAGATTTTGTATTAAAATTAAATTCAGATGATAGTATGACGTATGCAGCTTTAACTTATGACACAAAAGAAGAATGTCTAGCCGATAGAGATAAATTGTTGGATTGGTTAAGAGGTGATAATAATGAAACTAATAACCTTAACAAGCCTGTATTAGAAGCAGAAGAAAAACTTAAAAAATTATTAGAAGAACCATTAAGTGAAGACGCTTTATATAATGTAGCAGATTATTTACTGGGATGGAAAAAGAATTCTGAGTTGTCAGTAAGAATTTTAAATTGTTTTTTAAATAAAGATGGAGACTATCCTCAGCCTAATAACTTCCGTGAGGTACTTATGATGACAGACGCTGAATTATTAAGATGGCCTAATTTTGGTAGAAAATCTTTAAATGAGTTTAAACAATGGTTAGATGATATAAATTTAAAAACAGGAATGACACAAGAACAAATAGAAAAATTCTTAATTAAGAGAAGCTAATACACAAATGTCGCTTTAAAGATCTTCATTAACTGTTTCTTTTAATAATCTTATAGTTGTTTCATATCCTTTTCTTTGTTCATCAGTTATATGATTGTTTTGAAGGATTCTTTCAATTACTTTTATAGATGCATGAGTATGATTTTTTTCATATTCAGAACGAGACTCATATTTTTTATCATGTGCTAGAGCAGTTAATATTCCTATATAATCTTGAAGATCAGGGTATGTTAAATGTCGATTGTAATAGTTTTGCATTTTAGATTTGTTCCTTTATTGATTTGTTTATATTGCAGATTATTACACTCATTATTAAAATCTTTCAAAAGACATCTTCATAATAGCATCGCATAAAAACTGTTGAGTATCTAATCCTAATCTATCTCTAAAAGAGGAGGCTATTGATACACCGTCATTGTCATCAAAAATAACTATAACATTATTTGATTTATGTTCTTTTTTAATCAATTGCACTAATTCTATTTTATCTTTAGGTAATGATGCAGTTAAAACGTTACTTTTATTATTATTAGGGAAAATTAATACTTTTAGATCAGGGGTTGTCATTAAGTCACTCCTAATATTTTTTTAAGTCTTGGATTCTTATGCAATGCTTTTATTCCAACTTTCCTTGCTGTTGCGGCCAAGATTGATCCTGCTTGTTCTCGTGACATTCCTTGTTTTTTAGCTATTTTTTCTTGAACTGTTTTAAATCCAGGATTATTTTTTGTAACCATTGACTAACTTCTTTTTTTATATATATATTATATAGTAATGTAACATAATAGTAAACAGGGACTTTATTAAAAAAAGAACAAATTAGAAGAGAAAAAGTAGATATGCTTAAAAATATAAATAAATTTTTGAATGAAAAAAAATATGTACGATATTCTGAGTATGCACTTTTGCCCGCAATAGAATATAGTGAAAAATTATTTCCTAGAGATCATCTTAAAAACGCCTATTTAATAGCATGCCACCATATCTTGCCTTCAGCACATATGATGATTCGTTCAATGATAAATCTTGGTTTAGATGAGAATAATATTGCGTTGATAGGTAAATGTTATTCTAGCGATGAAAAGACTATGGAGAACATGATTAAAGAGGGGATATTTGTTTGTAAATCAAGTATAGAATTTGATTCTGATAAGTCATTTGATCAACAATTCAAAGAATCGGTTACCAGCCTCTTAAAAAATCAAATTCAAAGAATGCAACCCCCTAAGGATGCAAAAATTATCATATTAGATGATGGTGGGGCATTAATTACTGCGGCTCAGTATTTAGCTGAGGATTATATTAATATTTGTGGGGTTGAATTTACATCTTCAGGATATCGCAGATTGGCTGCTATGTCATTAAAATTTCCAGTTATTGATGTGGCTCAGTCTAGGTCAAAATTACAATTTGAATCTCCTTTAATTGCAAAAGCTATAGCGGATAATCTTAAAGCAAAGCTTAACATTTCATCTATACCTCCTAAAGATATTTTAGTAGTTGGTTCAGGTGCAATCGGAAAGGCTGTTCAACTAATGCTAAAAAATGATTGTTCTCAGCATAAAATAAAAGGTTATGATTCTATTAAAGAGCTTAGTGAACTTGATCATTCTAATTTTAGTGAATTTGATATAATTATTGGTGCGACCGGTAATCAAGCAATGAATCATAATTACTATGACTCTTTAAGGGAAGAAGCTATTTTGGTAAGTGTGTCATCGTCTGATCGAGAATTTGATGGAGTGAAATTTAGACAATTATCAGGTAAAAAATGGAATACGCACGATGATGTTTATTATAATGGTTTATGCCTATTAAATTGTGGCTTTCCAGTTAATTTTAGTGGTGGTAGCAGAGTTAGCGTGCCATTAAAGCAGTACCAATATTTTATGGCAATGTTGTTCGTTGGTGTTTGTGAGGCGGTGTTTTACAATAAAGATGATGGTCAAATAATTAAACTTAACAATAATTTTATGAGCGGAAATTTAAATAAAGTTAAAATGGTTGGATAAAGTATGTTTAACAAAAAAATTACTCATTTCTTTGGCGAGATGTATGGGAGTATGTTAAAAGATACTAAAGATTTTGAGTCTTTATTTATTAAATTTGGTTATTCAATAATTTTCTTTTATTTGTTCTTTTATATTTTTAATATAAATATAAATCATATCAATAATGAAAATTTAATTTTAAGAGGTGTAGCTGTTACAGTTGGTTTGGGATTGGTACTCAAGAATTTCTGGCCAGAATCAGCAAAACGATTTTTACCGATATATTGGTATTTTACTCTGACTTATTGTTTTCCATTTTTCTTTTCTTTCATGCTTTTTCAAAACCCAGAGTCAAATATATGGCAAATAAATGGATTGGTTGGAATAGTATCGTTAACGTTTTTTGTGGAGTGGTTTACTTATATTATTCTTTTGGTTATTGGAGTATCGCTAGCTTACTCAGCTTTCTACTTTACTAACGCCAACATAATTTTATCAAGTGATTTAATAGTTGTGTTTGGTAGTTATACTGCTCCGCTATATTATTTACTAATAAGCTCTCACAAAAAAAAGAAAATATATGATAATGATCTCTTTCTAGAACAACAATTAATTAACATTGCTTTAACAAAAAAGTCAGAAGATTTAGAAAAAGCTTTAAGTATAAAAACAGACTTTCTAAATAATATAAGTCATGAAATACGTACACCAATTAATGGGTTAGTAAATTTATCAAGCTTATTGGCTGAGAATTGGAAAAAGTATTCTGACTCTGAGCATTATAAAATTATAAAAACCATTGCTGAATCAAGTAATCGTTTAATAAAAATAATAAACAATGTTTTGGATATTTCAAAATTTACATCGGGGAAAATGAGTATGACAATGATAGAAGGTAATTTAGAACAGTTATTAAGAGCAATGATTATAGAGCTTGAATCTATTTATCTCATTCAATATAAAGACATTGTTATTGAGACCAATATACAGATTGGAATAGACAGTGCTGTAAAGATGGATCCAGATAGGATTAATCAAGTTTTACGTAATTTAATTGATAATGCTTTTAAATTTACTAAAGCAGGAAAAATTAAAATCTCTTTGAGAACTCAAAGTAAGAATCTAGAAGTTGTTATAGAAGATGAAGGGATTGGAATAGCAAAAGAAGAGTTGGAAGAAATATTTAATCCTTTTGTACAAAGTAATAAAACCAAAGATTTTGCAACTGGTACAGGGTTGGGCTTATCTATTTGCAAGGAGATTGTTGCTGCTCATAATGGAAAAATATGGGCAGAAAATAAAATTATAGGGTCATCTTTTCATTTTATTTTGCCTAGATTAGAGCTTCTAAAACTTGATCAAGAAGTAGGCTCTGATTCAATAAAGGGCACTGCTTTAATGATTGATGACGATGAACTTTCTCATACTGTAATGAGAATGATTTTAAACAATGATGGATATGAAATGATTAGTTTTTATAATGGAGTAGACGGATTAGAATATCTTAGCCAAAATGTAAATAAAATTGATTTTATATTTTTAGATTTAATGATGCCTGGTATGCATGGTTTAGATGTCTTAAGAAAAATAAAATCGGATGAGTCTCTTGTTGCTATTCCGGTAATTATTCAAAGTGGTAGTAATCCTTTTGATGAAACTAATTATTCTCAAGCTATGAAACTTGGAGCTACAGGGTTTTTTAGAAAACCCTATAGTCATAAAGAGATAAGTGAATTTGTAAATAAAATCCTTCTATAAAAAGGAAATCATTAGAATGGTATTACGTCTTCTAAATCAAGATTATTGATATCTAATAATGGTTTTTTTTCAATTGACTCATTATAATTTAGTTTAGATTGTGGAATATTAGGAACAAATTCATTAATGCTCAATATTCTTGTAATTACATTTTTTTGCAAAGGTTTTCCTTCTGAGTTAATTTTAAAAGTGCCATTAATATCTTTATCATCAATTATTTTAATAGAAAGCTTAGCTTTTTTACCGATTAAATCAACTGGATAATCTGCTAATTTTCCCATAACTGCCATACACACTTGACGGAGTTTATATTTAGCACGATCAACCACTTCAACGTTATCATGAGTTTGCATATAAATGTCATAGATAATGCGGTTTTTATAAGCGTCAGGACTTAAGATGGTAAAAGCTATGCTAAGATAATTATCGCCTTTTTTTGATTGTTTAAGCTCAGAACCTGAAATTATAGCATCGTAAATATTATTAGGTAGTAAAGCTTGTGATAACTGAGTTTTTTTAGCTTCTTCACTTCTCATAATATCTTCAATGTTAGTCCAGTCTAGTTTTTCATTTGTATTCATAATTTATTTTCCTTTTAAGTTATTAATTAACCAGCTCCTAAATACGCTGTTACATCTCTTTCTTTAGATTCATTAGATTTTTTAAAATCAACAATATTAGAATTGCTTGTATCGATATAATCTACAATCATCTCATGTAATAAATCATAAGCTTTATCAATATGATTTACAACCTTTGGTGGTAGTCTAAATCTATTTTTAGCTCTTACTCTGCCATTATCTTCTGTTATTATTACTCTGTCATCAGTTGCCATACGTACTTTACCTTTTTTTGTTTCAGCAGCAGAAGATATTGCATACATGTCTTTACATAAGAAAAACACACAATCAGCCCATTCAACTAAATGAGAGGTAACATCTTTATCAAGTTTAAGATCAAATTTCGTATAAGATCCATTAATAGGGTCTTGGATAACTTTTCCTTCAAAGTTACTATGAGCCAGTAATATTATGTTTAAATTACGTTTATTACGTAATGCATCTAAAGCAGATGTTATCTTTGACCATTTGTCGAGAAATAAAATAGTACCTTTTCTATAGACTTT